AAGTTAGGTCATCTACTTTTACATGATAGAAAATGTAGAAGTTGCGGAGAGATAAAAAATTTAGTAGATGGATTTTATAGAACCAGAAAGGACAGAGGTCCAGTTGCTTCTTCATACTCTTATGAGTGTAAAGAGTGTACAATCAAAAGGATAATGAAAAATAAAACTTGCGATAATCGATGGGAATATCCAGACTGGTAGTTCACGTCATATTTCCCCTGTGAAAAGATGGGTTTTAATAAATATTTTCAGATAAACTGAGACTCGGAGAACAAAAACATGGCGACTCCTCAATTATCTCCAGGCGTATTAGTCAGGGAGGTTGACCTTACAGTAGGAAGAGCTGATAATGTATTAGATAATATCGGAGCAATTGCGGGTCCTTTCCAAATTGGTCCAGTCGATGAAATTGTTGATATCACTACTGAACAGGAACTGATCAACACATTTGGAAAACCAATTTCCACTGATACTCAATATGAGTATTGGATGAGTGCTTCAAACTATCTCTCATATGGAGGAGTTCTGAAAGTAGTTAGAACTGGAAACACCACTAGCACTTTATTGGTAAACGCAAATGCTGGTGTTGGTATTGCATCAACTACAACACTGAAGATTTACAACTACGATGATTATCAAGAAAATCATCTCACAGATAATTCATTCACATATGCTGCTAAGAACCCAGGTACTTGGGGTAATGGTCTGAAAGTTTGCACCATTGATGACTTTGCAGATCAAACCGTTGGACTTGGCACCACAAGTTTGGTTGGTGCTGGAGCAACAATTGGATTCGGTGTTACCACAACACTTAATGGAGTTGTAATTCCTGGAGCAGGAACAACTTCTACTTTCAGTGGATTCTTGAAAGGAATTGTTGTTGGTCTTAGAACAGATTCAACTGGAAGTTCTAGTGAAGTTGACATTAAAGTTGTTTCCCGTGTAGAAACAGTTGGTGGTGGTTCAACTGAAACTAAGATTGATTATCAAGAAGGAGCATCATTTGCAGCATTTGGAACTGGTGCAGCAATTCACTTCGTTGATAACGATGGTGGATTGGTTACTCCAACGACAGGAGAATTCTACACTCCTGCAACTGCAGTTGACTGGTATGATCAGCAAACTCTTGGACTGACTAACGCAACTACTTTCTGGAAGTCCCTTGCTCCAAGACCTGTTACCAACGTCTATGTCTCAGACAGACAAGGTGAGAACGACGGTATCCACGTCGCAGTTGTAGATGATGACGGTACTATCACCGGAATCAAGGGCAATATCATTGAAAAGCATGTCAATCTGTCTAAGGCAGGAGATGCAATTTCAAATGTAAATGCTCCTCAAAGAATTTACTACAAAGATTACCTGGCAGATTTTTCAGAAAACATCTATGCAGGATACAATCCTTCTTCTGCAGCAGATACTTTCCATGACACTGCTCCTAGAGCATCAGGATTCTCTACAGATTACACCGCAGTAACAACTGCAGATGGTCTTTGGGGTCTGGATGCACAAGGTGTTACCTATTCGGTTGTTGGTAACAAGACTTATGATTTCGGTGGTGGTGTTGACTATTCCACAACAGGTGGAATGAAGGCAGAACTTTCTGATCTGATCACTTCATACAATCTCTTTGAAAACAAAGATGAGATTGAAGTTGATTTCCTGATCATGGGTCCTGGTTGTGCAACGAAGAGTCAGTCGCAAGCAAAAGCAAATAAACTTATTGCACTTGCGAATGAGAGAAAGGATTGCATGGCAGTCATTGGACCTCATAGAGGAGATCTCGTTAACGTTACTAACACAACAACTCAGACTGATAATCTGATTGACTTCTTCTCACCACTGACATCATCATCTTTTGCAACATTTGACAGTGGTTATAAGTACCAGTACGACAGAATCAACAACAAGTTCCGTTACGTTCCAACTAACGCAGACGTTGCTGGTTTGATGGTTCGTACAAGTCTGGTTGCTTTCCCATGGTTCTCACCTGCAGGACAGCAACGTGGTGTTATCAACAATGCCGTTAAACTGGCATATAACCCAACCAAGGCACAAAGAGACAAACTGTATCCAAACAGAATCAACTCCTTTATCACCACACCTGGTATCGGAACACTTCTGTTCGGTGACAAAACTGCTCTCGGATATGCTTCTGCATTCGACAGAATCAACGTCCGTCGTCTGTTCCTCACAATCGAGCAGGCACTGCAAAGAGCAGCAGAAGCACAACTCTTTGAACTCAATGATGAGTTAACAAGAGCAAACTTCAGAAACATTGTTGAACCTTATCTCCGTGATATCGAAGCAAAGAGAGGACTCTACGGATTCCTGGTTGTTTGCGACAGCACGAACAATACCCCTGATGTTATTGATAATAATGAATTCAGAGCAGACATCTTCCTGAAGCCTGCTAAGTCTATCAACTACGTCACACTTACATTTGTTGCTACCAGAACTGGAATCAGTTTTGAAGAAGTAGCAGGTAGAGTTTGATAAGATTATCTAAATAACAAAAGGAGGATTAAAAAATGGCTGAACACTCTCTTACAAAGTTTAAATCAAAACTGACAGGTGGTGGTGCCCGCCCCAATCTGTTTAAAGTTGAGTTTACCAATTCCAACGGTGGACAGGGGGGAGGACTCCCCTCTGGTATCACTAAACTTGATACTGATAAATTTGAGTATCTGTGTAAAGCAGCAAACTTGCCTGCTTCTAACGTAGCTTCGATTGACGTTCCTTTCAGAGGACGTACTTTCAAAGTTGCTGGAGATCGCACATTTGATACCTGGACCATTACTATCATCAACGATACTGATTTCAAAATCAGACAAACGATGGAAGAATGGTGCCAAAAAGTTGCTAACTATCAAGAAGCATCTGGTGCAACCAACCCAGCTGACTACATGGGTAATGCAACCGTTATCCAACTGGGAAGAATGAAGTCAAACATTGGTAACGGTTCATCAAATTCTGAAGGTGAAGGTTTGCAGGGCATTGCTCAATATAAGTTTGTTGATATTTTCCCAATCAACGTTTCTGCGATTGACCTTTCTTATGATACCACTGACACCATCGAAGAATTCACCGTTGAGTTCTCGGTTAACTACTGGTATCCAGAAGGAACACCTGCAAAATAATCCCGTTGATTTCTGATTGAATAAATACTCTAAGGAAACTTAGATTAATAAATCATGTCCAAGTTATTTGGGTTCTCGATAGAGGACACAGAACCACTATCTCCATCTGCGGTTTCCCCCGTTCCTCCTAATAATGAGGACGGGGTTGACCACTATATGAGTAGTGGTTTTTTTGGTTCGTATGTTGACATAGAAGGTGTATATCGCACTGAATTTGATCTCATTAAAAGATATCGTGAAATGGCACTTCATCCTGAAGCGGATAGTGCTATTGAAGATATTGTAAATGAAGCAATTGTGTCAGATACAAATGACAGTCCTGTAGAAATTGAGCTGTCAAACCTCAATGCTAGTGATGGCATTAAAACTAAAATACGCAAAGAGTTTAAGTATATCTTAGATTTATTGGATTTTGATAAAAAAGCACACGAAATCTACCGTAATTGGTATGTTGATGGAAGGCTTTATTATCATAAAATTATCGATTTGAAGAATCCTCAAGAGGGTATTCAAGAACTTCGTTATATTGACGCAATGAAAATGCGTTATGTGAGACAGCAGAGAAAGAAAAAGAATGATGGTTCTGCAGTTGCAAAATTGAAGAGTGATAATCCCATGGATTATGACTTCCCTGAGATCGACGAATATTTCATTTACAATCCCAAATCAGTTTATCCAACTGGTAACCCTATGCAAACTGGGGCACAACAGGGAATTAAAATTGCAAGAGATGCAATTACATATTGTACTTCTGGTCTTGTAGATAGAAATAAGGGATCAACTTTATCATATCTCCACAAAGCAATCAAGTCACTCAATCAACTTAGAATGATTGAGGATAGTCTTGTTATTTACAGATTGTCAAGAGCACCAGAACGTAGAATTTTCTACATTGATGTTGGTAATCTGCCCAAGATGAAGGCAGAACAATACTTGCGTGATGTTATGATGCGTTATCGTAACAAACTTGTTTATGATGCAAACACGGGAGAGATCCGTGATGATAAAAAATATATGGCAATGCTGGAAGATTTCTGGTTGCCCAGGAGGGAAGGTGGACGAGGAACAGAAATTTCAACACTCCCAGGTGGACAAAACCTTGGAGAAATCACTGATATTGAATACTTTAAGAAGAAACTCTACCGTTCGCTTAATGTTCCCCCATCAAGAATGGATGGAGAAGGTGGGTTTAACTTGGGGAGATCTTCTGAGATTCTAAGAGACGAACTCAAGTTTACTAAGTTTGTAGCACGTCTAAGAAAGAGATTCTCTAACATGTTCAATGACATGTTAAAGACTCAACTTATCCTTAAAAATATCATCACTCCTGATGATTGGGAGACTATGAGTGAGCATATTCAGTATGACTTCCTCTATGATAATCACTTCTCTGAACTGAAAGAAGCAGAACTCCTGAATGAGAGACTGTCCCTGGCAGCAACAGCAGAACCATATATCGGTAAGTATTACTCTCAG